ATTATATCGGAACAGACCCGAACACAGACAATTGGATAGATGAAATAGATAAGTCAAGATACGAGTATGTTGCTGACTTCTTTAATGAACATGGTTTAGAAACAAATCCATTTTGGGAAGAACAGAAAAATACCTATCACTATTTCTGTTTAGGCTCTGAGCATGTCGGTGACCATCCTGATTTTCAACAATACAAAGGTAAGTTGGATATGGTATTTACTTCGCCACCTTACTTTGATAGAGAACAATATTCAGAAGATGATGAACAATCTTTCAAGTCATATCCAATGTATTCAGATTGGAGAGATAACTTTCTTAAACCAACACTAACAAATGCTTATGAAAGTTTAAGAAGTGATAGATATTTACTTTGGAATATTGCTGACATAAAGTTAAATGGTGATAACTTTCATCCATTAGAACAAGACTCTATTGATATTATTGAGTCGCTTGGTGGAGTTTACAAAGGTAAGTTAAAGATGTTAATGGCGTCAATGATTGGAGTTGACCAATCAAATGTTAAAAACAAAGTAGATGTAGATGGAGTCACATTAAAATATGAACCAATATTTATTTTTCATAAAGGTTAATAATGGATAAGTTACACGAAGTTCTTAATCACGCTACTTCAGATGATTATGAAGAAATAATGGATGTTTTTAAACAACACAAAGAACTATTTCCACATATTCGTGGAGATAAGGTTATGAGGCAGATAGAAGATAAAAATGTAGTATGGGAAGATGGCGTCTTAATAACTTGGAATAGATACAAAAGAAAACAAAGAGTTGGTGAATACCAAGCACACAAAGGTGATTGTATTCTACATCAAATTGCTGCTCGTGATCAAGGTAATGGAAGTGCTAAAAAAGTATTTGAGAAGTTTATCCATGATGGTAACAAAGAAAGAGATGTATTACTTTCAGTTCGTTCAGAAAATAAAAGAGCCAGGTCTTTCTATGAAAAATATGGTTTTGAGATAGTTAGTGATATTGAGTGGGGTAAAACTAAACAAGTAAAAGGTAAAGTTTATTTACTAGAACAAAAACCATATTATGAAGGTTACGAGGGTTACGATGAGTAAGTTAGGAGTTATAAAACATTTAGATATAGAACCATCCTTATTTAACTTTGATAAAGTGCTGGACTATATTGATAACACAGAGTTTTCTAAGGTTAAAACAAAATATAGTAAGGGTGATGATTGGACAGCAATATCTTTTAGAGGATATGGTCCTACACCATTGGATATTTTAAAACCAAATGTTTTAAAAAGTAAGGTAAAAACAGAGGCTGTTTTACAAGATACTTCGCTAGTTGGAGAAGATGGATTCCAACCAATCAATGATATACTAGCAAAGATACCATCAACATTTGAACGAGTTAGGTTTATGAAAATAAAAGCTAACTCAAGTATCGGAAAACATTCTGATAAGATTGATAAGGACTTTGGATTAGAAGATGGAAACATAGTTAGAATCCATGTCCCTATCAGAACTAATGACCAGGTCAACTTTTCTCTTTGGGAAGGTAGAAAAGAAACAGAGAACTATTTAGAAGAAGGTCATTATTATTATGTGGATGTTACAGCACCACACGCCGTCAAAAACAATAGTGATGTAGATAGAATACATCTGGTTATAGACACATATGTCAACGATGAAGTAAGAGAATTATTAGAAGTTGAAACTTTCTGGTAAATATTGCTTGACTCGTATATGGTTTTAGTGTTATATTCACATATGAATAATGAGGTTATAATGAATCCTAAAATATTAACAGACATAGAAAATTATCTTAAAAATTATCGAATAGAAATTAGTGAAGATGTTGAGGGTGAAGGTCGTGGTGGTAGTCTAAAAGATGAGGGTACTGTAAAGGCAGCTCTAAGAGAAGACGAAAAGTTAAGACCACACATTCTCGATGTTCCACCAAGAGGTTTTGGTGACATGCTTGTTTTAGACTATGACATGGAAACTAAATATGTGGTAAATATAAAAACAAGTATTGGTAGTACAGATAATTGTTTTTCTAAAATTGGATTTGTTTATTCATTAACAAATTTAGAGCCAGAAGACTTACCCAAATCAATGAATTTTCTAAAAATGAATGAGTTAATCGAAAATAACAAGGCAGATATTCCTACTAAAGATTATTACTTTTTGTGTGTGGATAAAAACGACTCAAGTAATGTAATGGTTAGAGGAGCAAAACAAATTAATTCTTGGAGGGTTAATATAAACCCATCAAATATTCTTCAGGTAAATTGGAAAAAAGAGAAATCATTACCTCCAATTAAAAGAAGTTATAATGATGCTTATAATGTGTTAATGGGTGGAGTTAAAAAATCTATTAATGGGTTTCTAAACAACATACCATCAGATTGGGTAGGAAATAGTGGAAGTTTCAGTAAATTTATATAACGATGATTGCTTCAATGTTTTAAAAACATTGTCAGATGAATCTGTTGATTTGGTTTTAACCGATCCTCCTTATGGTACAACTGCTATACAATGGGATAAAGTTTTAGATTTCAATAAGATGTGGGATGAGTTGGAAAGAGTTGTAAAACCAAAGTCAAATATAATATTGTTTGCATCACAACCATTCACTTCATTATTGATTACATCTAAATTAGATTGGTTTAGATATGAATTAATTTGGAACAAAAATAAATGTGGAAGTCCTGGTCTTGCTAAGAAACGACCACAGAAGGTTCATGAAAATATTTTATTATTTTCAAAGGAATCGGGTGGTTTATATAATCCAATAATGGAAGAGGGAGATCCATATAAAAGATTTAATGCTGATGGATATGGTAGTGGTAAAAATACACATGGATATGGTTTTGGAAAAAAGAAATCTACTGGTAGTTCAAATAGTGGAACAAGGTATCCAAAAAGTATATTACATGGTTCAAGAAACTTTTCAGCACAACAAACTGTACATCCCACACAAAAACCAACCAATGTTTTAAATTGGTTAATTATGACATATAGTAATAAAAATGATGTGGTATTGGATTTTACAATGGGTAGTGGTTCTACTGGCGTATCTTCCAAGTTAACTGGTAGAAAGTTTATAGGAATTGAAAAAGAAAAAGATTATTTTGATGTTGCTAAAAAAAGAATTGATTCTATTAGTGTAGATACCTTTGAGCCATTGGTTACAGAAAAAGATTTTCAATTAACCACTCAGATAGATAAAAATATGAAAACAACACCTAATAAAAAATATGAGGAATTGTAATGAAACAACTAACACCGGAAGAAATACAACATAATTGGGGTAACCTAAGACAACTGATAGATGCTACCTTTTCAGGCGAAAGGCTGGAAAGATTAAACGAGATGTATGACTTCTTTGAGGAAAGAATGTGTTTGGCGCCAGCTAGTGGTAGAGAACACTTTCATAATGCTCATCCAGGTGGTTATGTGGAACATGTTCTACACATCACACAGTTTTCTTATCAGATTTACAAGTTATGGAAACAAAACGGCGCTACAATTGATAACTTTACCGTAGAAGAACTATTATTTGCTGCTCTTCATCACGATTTAGGTAAGGTTGGAAACCTTGTAGAAGACAACTATATAGAGAATGACTCAGACTGGCATAGGAAAAATCAAGGGTTGATATATAAACATAATCCAAATATAGATTATATGACAATTACTGATAGAGCTTGTTGGTTACTACAACATTTTGGTGTCAAAATGACAGAAACTGAGTTCATTGGTATGAGGTTGGCAGATGGATTGTATGAAGAAGCTAACAAAAGTTACTATATGAATTGGAGTAAGGACAATCAGTTGAGTACCAATCTGGCTTACATACTACATCAGGCTGATATGATGGCTAGTAAGATTGAGTATGACCAATGGGCAAGAGGTGACCACGACCTTAAAGTAGATAAGGTTAAAGAAGAGAAAAAGAAAACAGAACAATCTAAAGCTGCTAATCAAGCATTTAAAGAGTTATTTGGAGAATAAGATGGAATGTTATCATTGTGGAAGTGATTTGTATATCGGTGGTGACCACGATATAGAAGATTTAGATACAGGTGGAGATGGTATCTTAACTAACTTATCTTGTTCTAATGAAGATTGTAATACTCATATTGAGATATATCATTATTTTAATAACAATGAAGAAAAAACCAAACACTTTGCTGAAGGATTTCATAGTGGAGATTGGAAGTCAGATAATTAATGGGTGTTGAAGCCAATACTAATAAAACCGAGTATGTGCATCCACTCGTGGAACATAAAGCCGGACACACCCATTTTAATGCTTGACTTTTACAAATAAATGTTGTAACTTAATGTGTTAAATAAAGGGAAAAAACAATGAATTTAAATAAGAAATACTTAATAAAACCTTTCATGAAAAGAATTACTGAAAAGGGTTTTTCTACTGCTAATAATGTGTTTAATATGATAGTCGGAACTACTGGTTTAGGTAAGACCTTTACGACTTTTAATACTTTCATCCCACATTTATTCAATAAGAAAAACTTAGATTTGGTTATTTTTACATATCCGACTACAGAAGTTTATGATAAGGATGATGCAATTGCAGTTTTAAGGGAGACTAGTGGTGTTCAACTTGTAGATAACATAGACGATGCAATATTTTATCTTGGTCAAGGAATTAAAGTTTTTCTTCCTGTAACTCATCAGATGATATTAGCTAATAAATACTTTCTTGATGTGATTATTAGTGCTGGATATAAAATGGCTTGGTTTGTAGATGAACCTCACACTTGGTTGGGGTGTTCAAGTTCTGAACATTATAAAGATGTTACTGGTAATTATAATGCTCTATATGGTGGTGTTTTATATAAAATGGTTGCCAAAGTTTCAGCAATAACTCCTTATGTTTTTGGAACAACCGCGACTCCTACTAATGAACACAAACATCTTCTTTTGCCTGTTGGTGATATGGAATTTAAGATAATCAATGATTATCCATCAACACGAGAGATAATTAGTGCTTGTGGGTGGATGGGTGGTGTAAGCTATTTTGATATTGAAAATCCATACGAAGTAGGTCACATATTCTCTAAGTTTTTTGGTAAACATATTGAGAAGAATAATCTCTTTGGGAAAAGAACAATGATGATAAGTTGTGAAGCAGCAAATGGTTCTATGGGTTACACGATAGAAAATATACTTGACTTATTAAAGGATGAATATATTAGTTTGGGGGATTTTACTTCACAAACTATAGTTCAAATCACAAATGATTTCAAGGGATATGTAAAT